CAGCGTTTGACAAAGAAATATACCCTATAGGAGAGCTTAGACAACATTCTGGGTCTCCCTCAAAAAAAGTTCTGGATTTGCCCTTTTACAATCTGGTTCCTTCTGATACCATCCAACAGTTACAATGGAGAATAAGGACCAGAAAGAGAAGTCATGAAGATCTAGAGTTTAGAGCAGGCGTGTTAAACGCCTGCAAAACTGATCTTTTATTCTTTTGTAATACCTTTCTATGGGTATTTGAGCCCCGCCCTACGCCCCGAGTTTTGCCACTCAATACTTGGCGTGATCAAGATGACGTTCTGGTGTGGATGGATGAATGTTACGGGACCAGGGAGGTGGGGATTGAGAAGTCTCGGGGGGTAGGCGCTTCCTGGAATGCCATTGTTCTGTTCTTCCACCGATGGCTGTTTGAGCCCAGGGCCACCATGGCCATGGTCTCCAGGACGGAGGAGGCCGTAGATACCCGAGATGACCCAGACTGCCTAATGTGGAAGCTTGACTTCCTTTACGAGCACCTCCCATATTGGCTAAAGGAGGACGCCGAGGGGAGGAAGATTCTGGAGCGTAACTACGGCACCCACAAGTTCCTTAATAGGGCCAATGGCGCTAGCATCTATGGCTACGCAGCTACTGGCGATGTCACTACTGGCGGTCGTAAGACCGCCGTGTTAATGGATGAATTTGCGAAGTTCAAGATTGGCCAGGATCAGGCCGCTCTGGATAGTACCCAGCATGTGACCGACTCCCGGTACTTCATCTCCACCTATAAGGGATCTGCTAACTGCTTCTATACGATGATGACCCAGCCTTCCAGCATGCTAAAGATTATCATTGACTGGAAAGATAACCCTGATAGGGGGGCTGGGCTATATACATCAGATAAGGGCGACCTGCGGGTTCTGGATACTAACTATGAGTACGTAGAGAACTATGACCACATACTTGATGGAAAGATCAGATCCCCCTGGTACGACGGCGAGTGCCGTCGACCCGGAGCCACCCCCCTCTCAATCGCCCAAGAGCTTGACCGAGACCCCTACGGATCAGTCAGCAAGCTCTTCTCCAGGGAGTCATTCGAGCGGCAGAGGCCGCTCGTCTCCGAGCCCGTCTGGAGAGGCGAACCAGACTGGGACCGAGAGTCCCTCGAACTCCGTTGGAATGCTCGCTCTGACGGGCCTCTGCGACTATGGGTACCACAAGACGATCTACCTTCCAGAGGACCTTACGCTGTCGGCTGTGATATCGCGGCTGGAACAGGCGGGGATTTCAGCTCCAATTCGGTTATCCAGATCCTCGATATCTCCTCTGGTGAACAAGTAGGGGAGTACGCCTCCAATGACATCTACCCCAATGACTTTGCCCAGTTGTGTGTAGCCATCTGCCGGTTCCTGGCAGGAACCAGAGACCCCTACTTTGCCTATCTTAACTGGGATGCTAACGGTTCTGGTGGTGCTCAGTTCTTCAAGGAGGTCAAGCGTTGGGCCTGGGGGAATATGTATATGCACAGGAGTACCACCAATCGTCGCCAGGAACGCACTAAAAAGCCCGGATACTGGCAGCAGGACAAGGGTGCTGCAATTCTTATGGAATTGCACAACGCCATGCTCCATGGCGATCTGGTGATACACAGCAAGTTGGGCCTGGAAGAATGTATGCAGTACGAATACGATGGTGAAGGCCAGATTGTCCACCGGGGTGCTGCAATTTCAGAGGACCCCAGTGCCAAAGGGAAGTCCCACGGGGACAGGGCCTATGCCCTTGGTGTAGCACTTTTAGCTGCTCAGGACCGTAAGATGGATAAGAAGGACCCTGTTCCCCAGGTGGTTCCCAGGGAGTCCCCAGCCGGGCTGATGGAGCGGGCCAACAAGGGTAATGTTGACCTTCTGGATGACTGGTGGGGAGAAGTTGGGGATGGGAGTCAAGGTAGACTTGACTCGGTTTATCAATGATGTGTAATAGACTACTTAAACCTCTCTGGCATACGGCTGCACAGTGAGGTAAAATTACACGCGGCAGGCTGCTCTACCTCCACTTAGCCTGCCGTACATGGGTGTGGCCCCCCACGGGGAGGCCGAAAGGCCTCCCCCATTTTAACATGAACCCAAACGTACAAGAAGACCGGGACAGACTTTCAAGGACGATGGCGTACTGGTTCAGACAGCTTGAGCCCTTCCGCCGGAATCGTCGCCACCTGATCGAAGACTACGCTGGGGCAGACTATGGACGACGCACAGCGTTCTCCAGCTCTAGTCCCGTGTATGTCAACCTGATGTTACAGACGGCAGAAGCGTACTCTATCTCCCTTGCATACAACGCTCCTAAGTTCCTCTTGACGCCAGCCAGCGTATCGCAGATTCCGTTTGCGAAACGGTTTGAACTTGCGCTCAATGCCTATGCCGAGCATACCCACCTGGAGATTCCTCTTCGGCAAATGATCCAGGACGCCTTCTTCTCCATTGGGATCTGCAAGGTGCTTCTTGGAGATAGCCATCAGGTAATGGAAGAGCTGGACCCGCATGCCGTTCCCGGCATGCCAATGGTCTCTCGCGTGAGTCTGGACAACCATGTTCACGATGGGAATGCTAGTGAGTTCCGGCGGTGTGCTTTCATCGGGGACAAGTACCGCATGCCGCTGGCAGCGGCTAAGGAAGACCCTCGGTTCGACAAGTCCATTCGGAAAGACCTGACGGCTTCGAGGCACCATGACTCATCTGGTGGAGAGTCTGGCGCTAAAGACCTGTCCTTCGATACCCCGGACGAAGAGGGTGAGTATGAAGACATGGTCGATCTGGTCGATGTGTTTCTCCGCAAGGAGAACATGATTGTCACCTTTGCGGTTGATGGGAAATTCAACATCAAGGATACCGGGAAGAAGCCCCTCTCTGTTCAGGAGTGGGACGGAACAGAGACAGGGCCGTATCGGTTTCTGAGCTTTGGAGAGGTTCCTGATAATGTAATGCCGACCTCCCCCGCACGTAATGTGCGGGGGTTGTTTGTGCTCTATAATAACTTGTTGCGGAAGATGGCCATGCGGGCCCGCAAGCAGAAGGACATTCCTGTTTATGAGGCCGGTAGTGAACAAGACATGAAGCGGTTGCTTGGCGCGGAGGACCTAGAAGCGGTCCAAGTCAACAACAAGGACTCTATTGACGTACTTAAGCTAGGTGGCGTTGACCACACGATCACAGGATTTGCGCAGCAGATCCTGGAACTCTTCAAACAATCTGCTGGTAACCTGGATGCAATGGCTGGACTCGGTCCTTCGAGCGGGACAGCGACACAAGATATGCTAATCAGCCAGCAGGTTGGGCGAAGGGAAGCCTTTGCCAAAAGGCAGGTGGCTAGGTTCACCTCGGAAATTGGGATCGACGTTGCCGAGCTTATATTCGACGACCCAGTTCTGGTGATACCCGGCTCTCAGACAGTACCCAAAACGGACATTGAGATAGACGCCTCCTGGTACCCGGAGGAGTTCTTGCCCCGCGAGGGCAACTTCCTGGACTATCAGATTCGCGTTGATCCTTATTCGATGGAGTACCGAAGTCCGGCTGAGAGGCTGAGTGCTCTGCGCGAAACGCTCACCCAGGCAATCATGCCCATGATGCCCCTGATCGAGGGGCAGGGCGGGCAGTTCAATATTCAGCGGTATCTGGAAATGGAAGCGGAGCTTCAGGATTTACCGAGGCTGGGTGAGCTGTTTACGTTTGCAGAACCAGACCCGACACAGATGCAATCAGACAAGGATGGGATGCGTACACCTGCTTCCGCTCCTGGTGTTCCGAAGGAATACATCCGCAAGAACGTAAGCATGGGTGGTAACTCTAACTCTCGCATGCAGTCCGCGATACAAGAGATGGGTAGGGGAAATAACCAGCAGCCTGGGCAGCTGGCGTCCTCGCGAGAAAATGCCTAATAAGTTTGTGGGTCGCTATGACCCGGTAAAATGCGAGATCGTCTGGGATGACGACAACGAACCAGAGGATGCCCCGGTTGGCGGCATCGCCGCCATCTCCACAGCGTACACAAGACCACTGAAGTCGCAGGCCCTGGCCTGCCATATTGAGCAGGTCGAGGAGTTTAACAGTCAGGCCGCAAGGGGCGTGAGGTATTTAAAAGATGGGACCTGCGAAATCGAGTCCAGATCGGCCCGGAACGAGGAACTCAAACTCCGAGGATTCAAGGACCTCGACGGCGGGTACGGCGATCACTGTTGAGTTGCGGCATCTCCATCGCCAGCTCGACGAGATACAGTCGGATCTCTCGACTATAAATCGAATGTTAAAGGGCAACGGCGAGATGGGGATCGACACAAAAGTTCAGTTGTTATGGAAGACTTACCACCTGACTTGGACCATCATGGGTTCGACATTTGGAGTGGTCATAGGCTGGTGTTTGCGTGCCTGGGCGTTTCCGGGAGAATAGGGAGCTAAGTTATGGCTGACGAAGATATTTTGGATGATGGTGGTATGCAGGATCTCGTAAAAGAGTTCGAGGGCGTGGAGGAGGAAACCTCCCAGGAGCCCGAGGTAAGCCTGGAGGCTTCTCCCGTAGAAGATCCCGTTGAGACTGCTCTGGAAGACGGCGAGCCGTCCAGGGAGCTACCCGATACAAAAGAAGAAGAAACACCCGTGGCCGAAGCGGTGGCTGCGGATACCCCCGCTGTTGATGATTTAACCCAACAGCTCACTGATCTGGCTGGTCTGTACGGCGTCCCTGCCGAAGCACTGGCCGGTCGATTTACGTCTGTTGAAGATGCAAAATCTGCTCTGGCTCTCCTTGATCAATCGTTCGTGGCCGACGCTCAGTCGTTCATGAACTATGATCAGGGGCAGTACGAGGAGCAGGTCCAGCAGGCACCGGCGGAGCCGCAACAGGCGGCTCCCAACCCCCCCGTGGAAAAAACCTGGGCGGACTTGTCGCTAGATAACTGGGATGAGGATGATGATCTTCCCAAGAATCTTAAGGGTCTCGACAAGAACACCCAAATTCTCGCCGAGCAGGTCATACAGATGCAGGATGCAATCCTGGGTCTGTCTGAACAAAGGTCCAGGGAGAATTACGGTGAAGTCATGGGTCGACTTAACTCTGTCATTGACAAGGAAGAGTCGAAGTTATTTGGCAGTGGCGATAGCCTTACCCCGACACAGGAAAAGAACCGGCTTCAAGTTCTGGAGCAGGCTGACTATCTTGTGGCGGGCATGCGTGCGCGTGGCGTGGAGTTACCTTCCGAGGATCAACTCATGGAACGTGCAATGTTTCTGGCTTTCAAAACTGAACTAGGTAAAGAACGCGCGTTAGGGCGGGCGACTAAGAGTCGTCCGCGATCTCGGAGACTCGGCACTCCGAGTCGAGGGACTGACAAGTCTGTGACCGACATGGCGATGCAGCATAGCGGACCCCTGGAAGAAAATCAGGCCTTCCTCGATTTGTATAAGCGCCTTGAGGATGAGACCTAACGCTTAACTGCAAAGGAGTTGTAAATGGCGTTGCAGCCAAACCAACTCGATGACTTTGTAGCGAATACTCAGCCGTTCTTCTATAAGAACCGCTGGAAGGATATCAGTCTTGACCAACAAGACTACATCTTTGCCAGTAGAACTTTTGAAGGCGGCAAGGTACCTGTTCGCGGAGGCCAATACCTCCAGGAACAGATTCAGGTACGGAATACAGGCACGTTTGAATATACGGGCCTGTACGGCGTAGCTGACGCTAAGGTTGTCGACCACGTTAAGACATCGACCATTGACTGGTCGATGAATCGTGTGCACTGGATTTACGACATATATGAGAATGATTTTCAGTCTGGTCCTGAGACCATACTGCGAACCATAAATGTTCGTCAACACAGTATGTACAATGACTATTTTGAGGGCATGGAAGAGGCCTTGTGGGGCGCACCTAGCGGCCCAACGCAAGATCCCAAAGTGCCCGCTGGCATTCCGTACTGGGTCGTTAAGGAAGACACCTTGAAGCCATTTGGTTTCAACGGTGGCAATCCTTCTGGATTCACGAGCGGGGCCGGTGGTCTTGACAGTGCCCTCTACCCTAATTGGCAGAACGGTACTTTTCGTTACGACGCTATGTCGCAGGACGACGCTTTAAGTAAGTGGAGCGAAGCCTGCCACAAGTGCTACTTTAAAGCGCCGCGTTCCTACGCGGACATTTCGGGTGGCAAGCCTCGGTACACTTTCTATACGACCTACCCTGTCCTGGAAGCGCTTCATAAGCTTATGACCGCATCCAATGATTCGCTGGGTAACGATGTTGGAAAGTACCGCGACACCGCCCTCTTCAAGGGCATCCCAGTGACATGGGTGCCAGCTCTAACCAACAGCAGTAGCTCTGTTGTCGCCAACGACAACCCGATCTACGGTATTGATTGGAGCGTCTTGAAGTACTTCTATAAGCAAGGTGCGGACAGAAAGATGCACGCGCCGATTACCCCGGAAAGCCAACCGAGCGTTCGGAAGGTCTATATGGATTCCTGGGGCAACTTCATCTGCTTCAACCGACGAGCGATGTTCGTTGGTACCGAAGTCTAAACTAAGAAAGGGGTAAAACATGTCTAAGATAGTTACACACCCTGGCCTTAGAACGGACAGGAACCCAACCTCTGAAGCCATTGGGGCAATCAAACTGCCTGCGATCATGCAGGGTGTTGGCGGTTGGGGCATTGAGGAAGATTTTATCGGCGGCGGCACTCCTAACTGGATTCTGACTGCGACAGAGACTTCTTCGGCAGCCTTTACGTTTGCG